GGAATAGCAAGTCTGATGCCGTACTAGAGAACCTTAAGAAAGGTGATCGCGTTATGGTTATTGGCAAATTGACTCAATCTACTTACACCAACAAAGCCGGAGAAGTTAAGACCTCACTTGAGATCGCTGGCACTAACTTCTATATGACCGCTAAGACACCTGCTCGCCAAGCACCTGTAGTTCACGCTAACAAGCAAGATTTCCTCACAGAACTACCCAATATGACCAGAGAGTTCCCAAATTGGTAGAAGAACTATGGGATACCGCTAAGGTCATTGAGCACCTCGGTATCAACATTAACAATTTGCGCCAACTTCAATATCGCCGAACAATCGCGTGGGTAAAGAAGGAGGGCAAGAGAGTCTTTTATTCCGCAGACGATATAAAGACTTATGCAAAAGTCAGGGAGTCACGCAAAGCAGTAAAATGAATCCTATGATTATTGAGCGAGATGTAATTACGATTGCCGATATAGATGAAGCAATCGCGCATCTTGCTGTAATGCTCAAGGACAGGTACGGCAATAGGCTGACTCATCAACGCAAGGCATTTCTGATGAGTGAGATGGACAGTCTGCTCGATGCCCGATTGGAAGCATTAAATGAGTCGAACAACAATCCTGAGTGAAGTCATCCAAAATGCAATGGTCGAGGCGATAAGAGAAGGCAATTACGCTTCAACAGCATCCGAAGCCGTTGGCATAGGAGAATCAACCCATTACCGTTGGATGAAACAAGGCGAAGAAGGAATTGAGCCATATCGGGGATATTGGGAGGCTATTAAAAAGGCTGAGGCCCAAGCTGAGATGTCGGCAGTTAAAAAAATCCGCGATGAGGGTGACAAGAATTGGACTGCAAACGCTTGGTATCTAGAGCGTAAGTTTCCTGAGAAATGGGGTCGCAGGGACAAACTTACCCAAGAGATTTCAGGTAAAGACGGCACACCTCTTAAAGTTGATTCCAAGGCACTCGTACTCGCTATGTTAGGTCACGCTCCCGCACAAATACAGGATGCTGAAATCGTAGATGAGGGTAACGATGGCACAGAGTCTATTTGAGCAATTAAAGTATTTTTCCGAAGATGAAGCCACTAGGTATTTAGAACTTCTACCGAAGCAAACCGTAGAAGATTTATCTACATCGCCTTGGTGGTTCATAGGCAGACCTGAGCAACAAGAACCTGAGGGTAATTGGAATTTATGGTTGATTCTTGCTGGTCGTGGATGGGGTAAATCTCGTACCGGGGCAGAATGGATTGTTAGTCAAGCCCTCAATAATCCCAAGGCCCCTGACCTAGCTCCGACTGAATGGGCGATTATTGCTGAAACCTTTAGTGATGCTCGCAAGATATGCGTAGAAGGTGCAAGTGGCGTTTTGCGCGTGTTGAAGAATATGCGCTTAGTTGAAGGCACAGACTATGAATACAACAAATCGTTGTGGCAGATCATTTTCAAAGACGGACAGAAGATTCACCTCTTTGGCGCGGATAACCCTGATGCTGGTCGAGGACTTAACCTTTCAGGGATATGGGCAGATGAGATAGCGAAATGGAGATACCCCTATGCGACTTGGTATGAAGGTATTGCGCCGGCTTTGCGTATTGGTGAGAAGCCAAGAGCCTGTATTACAACAACCCCTAAGCCCATCACACTTTTGCGTGAGTGGATTAGCCGCACAGATGGGTCAATCTTTGTCACTCGCGGTTCGACCTTTGACAACGCAACAAACCTCTCACCTGCTGCTTTGCTCGAATTGCAAACTCGCTATGCTGGAACGCGCATCGGTAGGCAGGAACTTTACGGCGAATACCTAGACGAGTCAGATTCAGCTTTATGGACTCGCGCTCTCATTGAAGAAGCCCGAATCAAACCTGAGGATGCACCGCCTTACTATCGTGTCGTTGTTGCCATTGACCCTGCTGTCACAAGTAGCGAATCAAGCGATGAAACAGGCATAGTCGTAGCAGGTGCTACCCCGGATGGGCATTACTACATTCTTGAAGATGCCACTATGCGCGGAACTCCCGAAGCGTGGGCGCGTAAAGCCGTTGAGATGTATCGCAAACACAAGTGCGACAGGATTATCGGTGAAGCCAACAATGGCGGGGATATGATCGAAGCCTTGTTGCGCCAAGTAGATACAACTATCCCTTATCGCAAGGTTCACGCATCACGCGGTAAGAAAGTAAGAGCCGAACCAATATCAGCACTTAGCGAACAATTAAGACTTCACATGGTTGGTAGCAACTTCACTCAGCTTGAAGATCAGTTAGTTACTTGGGAACCCGATAGCGATTCATCTCCTGACCGTATGGATGCAATGGTGTGGGCTGTTACTGATTTGATGGGTAACTCAGGTGCGTTGCGCTCGCTTGCTGCAATGGCCGACTTCTGTCCGTCTTGTAGATTGCCATTAGTGCGCGGAACTAAAGTCTGCCCTCGTTGTCAAACCGCTATAATTCCAAAAGATAATTAAGGGGTTTCAATGGCATCTGCTTACAATCCAGTCGTTAATCAAGGCATAGACCTAATCTTCACCGTTACTTGGACAGACTCAACAGGCACAGCAATTAACCTTACGGGGTACACAATTAAACTTGCCGTAAGCAATCAGGTAACCTTAAGTAACCTTTTGACTTTACAGATCGGCTCAGGCGTAACTGTTTCATCGCCATCAACAGGCGTAGCGCAATTTCAGATCACAGGCACACAGACAACTGCTCTTGGCGTAGGCACTTACTACTACGGCATCAAAGCTACTTCATCAGGTGGCATTAACTATGACTGGCTAGACGGCAATCTAACTATTGCTCAGGCGCGTGTATGACCGACAACATCACCGTTACTAATACGGTTCAGAATGTCACAGTTACCAATACTCAGCCTAATGTCACGATCTCATCTGTTGGCGCACAAGGGCCATCGGGAACAACGGCAGTCTTTTATACCTACACCCAAAGTAGTGCTTCTACCACTTGGACTATTACCCATAACCTTAACGGCTATCCAACTGCAGTAGTTTTTGATTCATCGGGTAACCAATGCGAAGGCTCTTTCAGTTATACTAACGCTAATACGATGGTGATTACCTTTACTGCTGCATTTAGCGGTACTGCGTACATAGTCTAGGAGAATAAATGTCACGCAAATTTTTAGTCAATCTTGATCTTAGTCAAAACCAACTGCTCAATGCCGTTATTCAGAACCTAGCGAGCGCACCATCATCACCTATTGCTGGTCAGATTTATTTCAACACAACTTCAAACAACTTTCAGTATTACACAGGTTCAGCGTGGGTAGCTCTTACTTCATTTAACCCTGCCTCATACACACTTGACCAATTTGGTGCACCTGTAGCCGATGTATCTTTCAATTCACATAAGATCACAAGCCTTGCTACTCCTACTGTTTCAACAGATGCAGCAACTAAAGGTTATGTTGATGGCGTAGCGCAAGGCCTCAATGTCAAGGGTTCAGTAGTCGCTGCGACAACAGCAAACATCACTCTTTCAGGCGCACAGACTATTGACGGCATATCTATCGTTGCTGGAAACCGCGTACTTGTTAAGAACCAATCAACTGCTGCCAATAATGGTATTTATGTTGCTGCTGCTTCTACTTGGGCAAGATCAAGCGATCAACCAACGCCATCGCAAGGTGACTTTACATTTGTGGAGCAGGGTACTGCTAACGGCGCACAAGGTTGGATTATTGCCTCAGGCACAACTACTTGGACTCAATTCTCTGCTGCTGGTGAATACACCGCCGGCACAGGTATCTCGATCTCAGGTAACACGATCTCTGTTGCTTCATCAACGCCACAAAAGTATTCAACAACTCTTTCAACCTCAGCCACTTCATACACGGTTACTCACAACCTTGGCACATTAGATGTCTTGGTACAGGTCTATGCGCTTTCAGATGGCTCAGAAGTAGTCGTAGATAACCTACGCGCTACAACAAATACCGTCACAATCGCTTTTGCCGTAGCCCCTAGTGCGAACGCTTACCGAGTCGTTGTAATAGGCTAAGTCAATGAGCAAACTAGCTCTTGACCCAGTCAATCTGCTGCAATCATCGGGCGCACCTACTAACCCGACCTTTCGTGCTGGCGATACTTACTTTGATACTGCTGCCAATGCGGTGTATGTTTATACAGGTTCAGCGTGGGTTATTGTTGGCACAGCCGTCAATGATGCAAACAACATTCTTGCTAATCAGGTATTTGGATAGGATAGATAAATGGCAACATATAGCAAAGTAGCTTTATCAGGCGCAACAACTGGCGTACCAATCGCTGTAGCTCAGACTGCTTCTACTGGCACAACCATTCACGCTACTGGTACATCTTCAACAACATTTGATGAAATTTGGCTATATGCAACCAACACATCCTCATCTGCCGTAACTCTTACTATTCAGTTTGGTGGAACGGCAACAGTCAATCAGATTCAGCAATCTATTCCTGCTAACTCAGGTCTAACTTTGATCGTTCCCGGACTTGTTCTTACAGGCACAGGTTCGGCTGCTAATACTGTTTATGCTTACGCTGGTACTGCATCCGTTGTCAATATAAGCGGGTATGTAAATAGGGTGGCGTAATGTCTAACCCAATACGCAGAAACTTATCATCATCTCAGGTCAATGACTGGTTCACAGGCAAAGACAATATCGTTATTCCTTCACGCAGAGGCAAGGTAATTGCTACTGGTGGAACAATCACAACAGACTCAACTTATCGCTATCACACCTTTACAGCACTTGGAACTTTTACTGTAACTGCTGGTGGGTATATTGACGCACTTGCTATTGCTGGTGGGGCTTCTGCTGGTTTTGCAGGTGGTGGGGGTGCGGGTGGATTGCTCACTTTTACAAATCAACTCATTCAACCTGCTGTTTATTCAATAATTATCGGCGCAGGTGGCGCTTCTGTTTCAAGCTCAAGTTCTGCCATTAGTGGCAATTCATCTGCAATTTTTGGACTAACTACTGTTGTTGGTGGCGGTGCAGGCGGTCTGAGTCAATCAAATGGAACTGCTGGTGGTTCAGGTGGTGGTGCTGGTTCTAGAACTGCTACTGGAACAAATACAGGTGGAGCAGGTACAAGCGGTCAAGGTAACAATGGTGGTGCTGCTGCGTTTTTTACTGGAACAGGTTTTCCAGGTGGCGGTGGTGGTGGCGCAGGGGCGGTAGGTCAAGACGCACAATCAGGTACTCAAGCAGGAAATGGTGGAGATGGAATTGCTCTCAATGATTGGGCAACTGCAACTTCAACTGGAGTAAATGACGGTTCAGGAAATTATTATTACGCTGGCGGTGGCGGTGGAAGTTTTAGAACAGGTGTTGCTGGCACAAATAATGGCGGTAATGGTGGAAAAGGTGGCGGTGCTGCTGGCGCAACACAAACGGGAACAGCAGCAAAAGCAGGAAACAACGCAACTGCCAATACAGGCGGCGGGGGTGGAGCCAACTATTCATCTAGTACAAACGCAACTCTAAGTGGCGCAGGTGGTTCTGGACTAATAATTGTGAGGTACAGACTCTAATGGCTCACTTTGCAGAACTTTCAGAGAACAATACAGTCCTTCGCGTAATCGTTGTTGCCAATGAGGACAATCAAGACCAAGACGGCAAAGAGAATGAAGTTATCGGCGCAAAGTATTGTCACGATTTATTAGGTGGGCGTTGGATACAAACTTCCTACAACGGCAATATGCGTGGCAGGTTTGCAGGAATTGGGTATTTATATGACTCAATCAAGGATGAATTTATTGAACCTGAAATAACGCTATGATTACACTCAGCCTGAACCAAAAGGGGCATTATCAAGGAGCTGACATTGGGTTTAATTGACCGTCTAGCAAAAGCAGTAGCAGATCAGATTGAAAAAGCACCAAATGTGAACTTGCCAGCAGGTGCAGTTGTGATGAGCGAACAAGATATGCGTAACGCTAATCAGAATCAGACTTACGGACAACAGACACCGCTATTGCGTAACCCTCTTATGTCAGGAGTGCCATTCGGCCCCGGACAACCTATCTTGCCGGGCGCGATCAACCCACTACGACCTGATGGCAGACCTGACCCACGCCGTTACGAATATCAAGTAGCGCAAAACTTAAACATTGGTAGTGAGCAGAAGCTCGTACAGTTCAAAACTCTTAGAGGCGCAGCAGAACAGATTGACATTGCTCGCCGTTGTATCGAAGTTCTTAAGGCAAAGATTTCAGGTATGGATTGGGATATTGTCATCTCAGAAAACGCCTCAGAGAAGATCATTGCTGAAATTGGTGGCGATCACACACGCGCTATGTCCACCGCGCGCGAAAATTTTTCAGAAGATATTTATCGCCTAAGAAGTTTTTGGGAGAACCCTGATCGCTCAAACGGATTGACCTTCATTGACTGGATGATGATGGCACTTGAGGAAATCCTTGTGCTTGATGCTTGGGCTATTTGGCCTCAGAAAACTGTAGGTGGAGATTTATACGGATTCCAAATCCTTGATGGCTCAACTATTAAGCCAATGCTTGACGATCGCGGTATGCGCCCAATGCCTCCACAAGCCGCTTACCAACAGATTCTTTACGGCTTCCCTCGCACAGAATTCCAAGCAAACAGCGATGACCCTGATGCAGATGGTGAGTTCACATCAGATGACTTGTCTTACTTTGTTCGCAACCGTAGAGCTAACTCTGTTTATGGTTCATCACCTGTAGAACGCGCTCTACCTTTGCTTGACCTTTACTTGCGCCGTCAGCAATGGCTACGCGCTGAATACACCGATGGCGTAACACCTGAAATGATGCTGACTTCTGATGCTGACTTTGGTAACGACCCATTGGTAATGAAGCAGTATGAAAACATTATTAACGACAACCTTGCAGGACAAACAGAACAGCGTAAGCGCGCTCTTATTCTGCCATCCGGTCTAAAACCTCAATTCTACGAAGGCTATGGCGAGAAGTTTAAGTCTGCTCTTGACGAATATCTCATCACCTCAATCACAGGTCACTTTGGCGTTCTACCAACTGAAATCGGATTCTCACAACGCGGTGGCTTAGGTTCATCAGGTCATCAAGCAGGAGAAGCAACGGCAGCGCAATCTATTGGTGTCGCTCCACTTGCTCAATGGATTTCTCGTATGCTCACAAACATCT